GCGGTTGGACTTGTAGCTACCTGTAGAATCATTTTTTAACCATTTTTTTAATACCAATAATTGCGAATATCAACAAAGTTACTGAAAAAACAGTTATCTCATACAGTTGCCCATAAAGCTCGTAATATTTTGGTGAAATTTCGTTACATAATATATTGCCAATATTTATAAAAATCATAGCTATCGGAAGGTGTTTAGTCAAACCGCAATACCTTTTATTAAAATAAAATCTATCAATAAAAATAATATCGCAAACTATAGAAAATCCACCAGCATTACCCCATGTTACATAATCAAAATTATATCCAAACCACGGAACTAAAATAGATAAAACACTTACTCCCATCATTGCATATAGGAGTAAGTGAACTGTTTGGCTTAAAAAATGTTGAAAGTATTTTTTCATTTTTATGGTTTTGGCGGGTTTTTTATTCCTCCACCTCCTATATCGTCTGGAACATCAGCAACTACATTTTGTTCTTCTTTTTTTCTGTTTAGGTATTTTTTTAAGAATGCCAGAGCCAGCTCATTACCTCCTAAACCAATAATAAAAGCGCCAAATGCCGTAGGAACATATTTTGTTAATTCAAATCCAAATCTGATAAATACTAACACCAATAACAATCCGGTAATAACTTGAACTAAATTTACCGGATAGCTTTTTAGAGTTGTTAAATGGTTTCTTATTAGCGTAGCTAATACCTGTCCAATAACTGACCATATAATCCATGCCAAATAACTAGAAAATAATACATTCCCTAATAACTCTAATTTAAAATTTTGCATAAATGTTTCCATAATTATTTTCCGTAAACTGTTAAATAAACCTCAGTTCCTGCAATTGCGTGCAATTCTAATCCTTCTGCACTACTAATTAGCAGTGTATTTGTTGTCTTACTGTCAACTAAAGTTACCGTAAATGAAGTTGTTGATTTTGCTGTAACTCCAGGAATAGGCAGTGTTGTTGCTACTGCTCCGTTCAAAAAGGCTTTAACTTCCCAATCAACAATACTCGTAAAACCTGCTCCGGATATGTCAAAAGTTACTGTACTGCCTGAAGTTGTCGCTGATCCCCTCCAAACCTTTGAATAGATATTGCCATATTGCTGCTGCAGATATGATTTAAACAAAAACCTGCCAGCTCCTGTAATGTCTGTTGGTTTTATAACGGTTGTTCCATTATCAGCAAGTGTTGAAGAGCTATCAAAAGTCCAAAACTCTGTAGGGGAATCCCAAGGCACAGAGACTCCTAAAACTGCAATTGCTCTACCGTCCTGCCATGTTGCTTGACCATACATTTCAGACCTTGTGCCAAATGTGGCGAAAATATAAATAGACATTTTTAACTTTTTTTAATTATACACCCTAATTTCTATTGTTGATCCATTTGAAGAACTCCCAAAAATTCCATCAGTCAATACATCTGTACTGCTTTTAGTTTGATACTGTATAACGTTTGCAGAATTCCATAAAAAAGACATTTTATCGGTCTGCGAAGATCCTTGATTCAAATGTCCAAATAAAGCAGTTTTACCTGCAACAAAAGCTCCTGTAAGGGTAGCCAGATAAACACCTGTAGTACTTCTCGACCAAACCACCGTTCCTCCTAAGGTATTTTCTAAAACTATTGCTGTTGGGGCAGATGTTCCGGTCTGAGTTATTAATGCAGTATAAACTTTGTAAGGTCTTACCGACGAATCCAACTGACCTTTAGTCACATAATCTGAAGTATTTACGCCGTTTGATCCTGAAACTGTGTTTGAAAATGTAGTCTTACCTGTCTCATCTATTGTTTGTCTTACTATTCCGTTAGTTCCTATCTGGACTTTGGCGTTTTCAAAATTAAAAATATTTAAGTCTTTCGTATTTCCTATTCCAAAAATACAGCCATCACTAAAAGTTTCTCCGGTATCTCCATTTGTAAATTGTAAATATGTGTAATCGGTTCCTGGCACATGTACATGTAAAGGTGCATGATTATTTATAACATCAGTACCTACAGAAAATCCATTTGCCTTAGAACTTCCAAATACTGTTATTTTTTTATTTGTATTATCCCATAAAAAACTACTATCACTTGTAATTGAATTAGTGCCATTAAAAAAAGGTATTCTTCCAGAAACTCCATAACCTATTATTTGGTTTTCAGTAGGTATTGACACAGAACTTGACCCTATAGATGTGTTTATAAAAGGTACTACTTTTTTTGATACTAAATCCCCTCCCAAATCATTAAAGTGTAATCCATCGGTTGTAAAAGATGATGCATTGTTGGAATTTATCCCAGACCCATGAAACAAATCTAATACAGGGATGTTGTTATTCAGACCTACATTTATCATAGCTTTTACATATGCTTCTTGTAATAAATATGTCGAAACATCTGCCGCACCATTATATGTGGCTGTTATAAATTTAATAGGTGTTGAAGGGAAACTGCTAGTAAAATATTTTGCAATATAATTCAAAGAGCCGTAAAATGTAGCCCCAACTACAGAAGAAGGTATTATTTTCCCTTCAGAGTCAAAAGAAGGATTTATCATATCGTTTATGTTTCCTATAGGAGCTCCATAACCAAAATCATTATAACCACCATAAACAACAATCATATCACTAGGGAATAAATTATTATTTTTTGCTCTTTCTACAAATGAAGGCCTTCTTATTCCGTCTCCTACAATGTTTTCAAAATTAGGTGTTATTAAAGATGCACTTAGGCCGTTTAAAAAATTTATGTTTTTTAATTCTTTTAAAACTTTATTAGGCAATACATTTAAGGCTGTTTGGCTGTCTCCAAGCCAATGTATTCTATATCCAACCCATTCAGAAAAATTTTTGTAATAATTATATGTATATTCTCCTTTGGTAAGAGTCATTGTTGGGGTAAAGTCTACACCATTAATTTCGCTATTTACTAATATTGTAACGCAATTTGCAGGAGTTGTAAACCTTATAGGATCTGACTCGTGTATCTGAAACACATTCCCATCTAATGAAATAGCCTCTCCTAATGTAACATAAGCGCCTAAAACATTATTATTTATGTCTCTATAAGAAATTCTCATACCTTGTGTTGCGCTAAAAGAATTAAGTACATAACTTGTATTTGGTGAAATTATACCTGTAAAACTTTTGTATTTATAACCAGGTAAGTAAGGCTGAACATTTCCAGAAGTGTTAATTGTAAATCCATCAGCACTATCAACACCATATAATGTTATGTTTTCAGTATTTATGTTTTTTTCTAACGAATATTCCACCAATTTATCGCTGTAACTCTTTGAGGAATTAGTCAAAGGCAATAGTACAGGATCTATTTTAGCAAATGTAATTCCGTCTGTATCATAAGCTGGCAAAAAATTAACACTTGTTACCGTTGCCGGTGTTTTAACTTTAAGAGTATTTGTTGTTGTGTTTCCGTAAGTAGGATTCTGCAATGTCTGAGCTTGCAAAAATCCTGTAAAAAGTAATAATATTAAAATAATTTTTTTCATAATTATACGAATTGCATAAAATCACCCGAAACTAGGGGATTTGTAAAGTTTAAAGTTATTGTTGATCCTGATTGACTCCACATTGAACCAGCCTGAGGAACTCCGTTATAGAACATCAAAGAAGCTAATGCAGTAGTGCCAATACTAAATGATGTTTCTCCTCCAGTAGCTAAATATTCAGTTCCTTTTGGAACTTTCGATACATTTGAAATAGCTAAATTAATATAATCTACGTTATAGTATAACTGTCCTGTACCATCATTAGTATAAGAACCTCGTTTATTTGCTAAAACTTCAAATTGGCTTGCTTCAACCCAATTATATCCATCCCATTGCCATAATTGAACAGGCGAACTATCAATGTTATCAATCTGCATATAAAAATCTGCATAATTATATGTTGCAGGAGGCGTTACGTTGGGGTTTGGAACACCTGTATAAAGCTGTACACCATTATTTGAAAGATCATCAAAGTTTTGTTTTAAAGAATTAATTGCGCTTACCAAATCATCTGTCAAATCAGTTGTTAATAAACTTAAATCGCCCATATTATTGTTAGCGAAGTCTGTCATAAACTCTAAAATAGGATTTAAAACAGCGGCTGTAATTTCATTATTACCGTTTGTGATGATGAATTCATTGATTAAACCAATAACGTCGCTATATGAAGGTGAAGCCATTTCTAAAAATTATTAAAGTCGTTATTGAAATCATTATTAAAATCCCCATGAGGTACAAAAATAATATCCTGGAATAAATTATCAAAATCAGATTTATCTCCGGCATAAATAAAAGGCATTTCATCTTCTAATGCATCTGGATTTGAATTTAATTTAATTAACGCGCCTCCGTCATTGTTTTGAACATCATATGTATAATTAGAAGATGTTAAACCAAATTCAAATCCGTAAATTTCTATTGTTCCATCATATAATTGTGTAGCCACAAAATAATCAGCGTAATCAATCTGATTTAAAATACATCTAGTTTCTTCTGAAACTCCTAAAACAGCAATATTAACATAATGGTTGTATTGAGGGATATTGTTTGAAACTGTTTTATCAAATGCTCCGAAAATTGAATTTGCATTTTCGCCCACCTTAAACATAAATCCACTTTTCCCCGAAATCAAATTAAAAATTATACTATAACGGCAATTATATGAATCATCAATATTTGTCTGAGGTGTTAAAATCTGTTTGTTCAAAACATCTTGACGGTTTAAAAGCACAATCTGCTGATAGTAATTTTTTACTACAGGATTGCACGATACATCTAAACCTTGTCTTAATTTTTCACAGCTCATTATCTTATGTTTCTTCCTTTGAATCCGTAACCTTTTGCCTGAGTTCCTTCTGAACATTTTTTTGCACCGCAACCGCATTTGTTTTTTGGACAATGATCGTAATCAAATATTGTTTTATTTGAACAAATAAATTGTTGAGTTCTTTTAAATTCAATTCTACCCATGTTACGGTACTTATCTGCAAATGTTTCTAATTCTTTTAATGACTTTGGGATTGAAAATTCATTTGTTTTTGTAACCACTCCGTTGGGAGTATCTGAAAATCCATTTAATATAACATAACGAGAATAAGAATACATTGCCAGTATTTTATAAACACCCCCAAATGGTCGTTGTTTTGAATCACAATCTAAAAAAGTTCCTCCTTCTAATAATTGTTTTTTTTCTGCATAATTTACAGGCGGTTCCGGCTTTGGTTCTGGAGCATCTTCATAGGCTTTTACCTCAACTTGAATCTGTTCTATCTCATACCAAAAATCACAAAACAATTCAGCCAAATCATAGTTTGATGCTTCATTTTCTGAAATACATAATTTGTTGCTGTCGCAATGCTGTGCGACAGTACCAATACAATTATACTGAAGGCGTGATAGGTTCATCTGTTTCTATTTTTATTACTGGTATAATTTTACATGGATAGCCCAAATAAGTAATAGCCTGTTCTAATTTGCTTCTTTCTTCTTCGGTGTTCTCTGTATAGAATTTTTTCATTTCTATGTATGTAGACGAACTCTGACCGAAAATAGTATCTTCTGATTTAACCAAAGGTTTAGGTGCGTTATTCGCCGCCCCGATAATTTTGTCCTCAATATTAATTACAGTTTTTTCAAACATTTTTTCGTCTAACTCAGACTTAACCTGTTTTACTGTAATTATTTTTTCAATATCATCTGAGCTTTCAACAGAAAGATAATAAACACCTCCTGCGTTTTCAGACCCTAACCATGCTCTAATTGAATCTTCTGTTTCCTTTTCCTTTTCTTCATCAAGTCCAGCTACAACAACGTAAGTTTTACCTAAAAATCCAGTTCTGAATTGACGATTAATATACATAGAAATTCTAAACTCTGTGTCTAGATCATTAAAAACTGCATCAAAAGGAGATAAAGCATATTTAAATTCAGGAGTTAGGTTTAAATAATAAACCTGTCCTCTATAATGAGGGAGCATTAAACTTAAATCTTCAGTTTCTTCTTCAGTTTCTTCGAAATAATCAGCCTTAATTTGCGACAACAAAACTTTTTCATCTGTAGTATATGGCCAGTACCATTGAGTAACTGTTTTTTTGCTTAAAAATCCTTTGTTTTCACAGAAGTCTTTAAATACAAAAATACCATCATTCCCATTTTCATCTTCTTTTCCCTTTCTTGTTTTGGTATAATCTAAAATATCAATGTTTTTTTTCAGATTAAGGCTTTCATCAAGTTCATAACTAACATGAAAATAAACTCCGTTTTGTCTTGAAATATTAGAAGCCCCTAATTTTACTAAATCACTTAATTTTAAATTCTTTTCAGTATTTACAATTTCGTTATTTCCTTCAACACCAATGCCTCCTATGTATTTAGCCATTAATTTAGAAGCCAATACTCCCGTAGGAGAATTTAAAATAACACGCTCAATCTCGTTAGGATAAAGATTGTTGTCTCCATTCCAATAAAC